ATTATTTACAATAAATTGTTGGTAGGTTGGGTCTGTGTCAAGTATAGGATTAAATGAAACCCATATTTCGCTGTCTTTTTTACGAATGGTAGGTGTCAAAATAGACCAACTTTCATGAGTGATTTTTTGTGCTTCTTCTACCCAACAAATATCAATACCCTCTAGTGATTTTATTTGATTAGGGTCATGCTTTAAACCAAGAAATATAAACTCCGTGCCATTTGCACCATATATACCGTCACGGGTCACTCGGTAAAAACTGTCAAGTTTCATTCTTTCGATGCATTGGTGTAATAGTTTATGCACCGATTGTTTCATTGAGCCTTGTATCTCACGAGTGCATAAGATACGCATCCTCTTTTTTGAGCCAAGAACTAATAACGCATTAGCAAAGCTCCATGACTTTCCACCGCCTCTTCCACCGTAGTAAATTTTCCATCTTTCAGGTTGAAATAAAGGTTTAAAAGCCTTCGGTATTTGTACATTCATTCGACAAATTCGACCACCAAATTCATGTCACCGTCAATGTCAACTTCTCTGCGTTCAACATATCCACGGTCTTTGCCTTGTGTCTTTAAAAACAAATCAATTGCTCTTAGTCTTACAGGCTCATTTTTTGTTCTCATAAGCGTGTGTAATCCTTCTTCTGCAATATCAATGTTTTGCTCTTTTATGTCTTTTAATTGTTCAGGGTCTTTCAATGCTCTGTCACGGACAGCCACTCTTGATATATCGACGTTGTACTCTTTCTTATACAACCTTACTGCTCGTGAATAGATACCTGCACTTTCTCTGAGCCCTGCCCAAAATTCCTCGTTAGATAATTTCATTCTCGTTAAGTTTTGTTAAGTTAAATTTTTCACCTGTGCTTTCTAACACAGCCTCTTTATCTGTGTAATCTTGCCACCTTTTTATAATAACATCTACATATTTAGGGTCAAGTTCCATAGACATATTTTTCCTGTTAGCTTTTTCACACGCAATCATTGTACTTCCTGAACCACCGAATAAATCAAGTACAACGTTATCACGCTTACTGCTATTAAAAATTGCTCTTTCAACTAACTCCACAGGCTTAGTTGTTGGATGCAACTCAGAACGAGAAGGTTTGTCGAAATCCCATACATCACTTTGCTTTCTATCTTCAAGGGGACATAACCTAGACTCTCCTTCAAGCCAACCGTACCATATAGGTTCATATTTAGTATGGTAATCTTTACGACTTAATACCAAACTGCTCTTATTCCATATTATGGTACTGCTCCAATGATACTCGTTCATAGCTAATGTAAGCATCATATTTCCCCACTCTTGTGCTGACATGACAACATAGGTAGGACATCCTTTTTTAGAATGTGCGTTCATTTGTGCAAATGTTGAGTCCATAAATTCCTTAAAATCTTCTGTACCCATAAAGTCATTTAAGATGGTTCTTGGCTTATAAGTAGGATGTCTATCATCAGCACCATAGTTAACATTCCACGGTGGGTCAGTAAAAACCATATCCGCTTTTATACCATTCATCAACAATGAAACATCTTCTTCTTTTGTTGAGTCTCCGCACATCAATCTATGCTCTCCCAATATCCAAACATCTCCCAGTTGTGATATATGCTCTTCTTGGACTTCAGGTATATCTTCCTCGTCTTTATCATTGTCAGAGGGTTTTTCTGTGTCAAACTCCAAATCAAGACCCCATTCCTCTAATAAATCAGCATCCCATTCCTCTTCAAGCATCTCCCAATCCCAAGCACCAAAGCCGACATTATCTTTAATAATAAACTCGTTTTTTTGCTCTTGGCTTAAATCATCGACCTTTAATATTGGAACTTCAGTCAAACCTGCTTTTATACATGCCTTGTACCTCATATTGCCACCGAGTATTACATTATTCTCGTCAACAACAATTGGTCTTATTTTGAGCATATCAGGAAAGTCCTTAATACTCTTTACAAGTTTTAAAAACTTTCCTTCATCTATATTTCGGGGGTTTGTGTCATTTAAACGCAGGTCATCTATAGGCACATAGACAGGTAGATATGTTTTTGCTATTTCAGACATGATTAAAATTTATTATTATCGTCATTAGGATAATCGCTACCCATATCTCTTAACCTTTCATCAGCAGATACCGACTGGACTGCATTTTGAACACGAGGCAATTCAACTTTACCTTTAAGCATTTTAGAACCTGTGCTTGTCACAAAAAACTGGTCTGAAAATCCACCAGTTGCATCATCCCACACCATTTTAAAATATAAAGGTATTTCTAAATCTTTACCATCGACATTCATTCTAACTTTAATTATTGGTTTATTTGATGCCATTACTTGCTCAACACCCTCTCTGTTAAATATTCCATTTTCTACATACACAATTGCTGTGTTTGGTTTTGACTCATATGTACTCATTTTTTTCTCCTTGATTTAATATAAATTGAATAACCTTTAGTTACAAGGTTTCCTAGCTGTTCAACTGTAATCGTAGTATTACTTGACGATTTTTTGGATGCAGGTAACCATCCTGCGTTAGTTGAAAGTTTGTTAATAATTCTTGATGTAAAGATGTTTCCATGAAAGGCTTGGCAATGTGCTACCGTGTAGCCATGTATCGTTCGCAGTTTTAGAATATCTTTATTCTCTGTAGTCCAACCTCTGCGAGATTGTGCGTGTGCAATTGTCCAACCCATATTGTTTTTTAATCTTAATATTTCTATTTGTTCTGTAAATTTGTCTTTACTTGTAAGTGTTGGGTCTGTTAAATGCTCTAAAAATTGTGCATAGGTTATCATTCAATCTCCGTTTAGGTGGTTACTTAGGGCAACCAATCCCCCATTAAGACCTAACGAGGCGAGGAGATAAGGAATGATGACCTCAACTTTTACACCCCGAATACCCTGTGGGACAAGATAATTCGTTTACAGTTTTTTTGTATAAGTTAATAAAAAGAAACTGCTAAACTTTTTATTAATATTCGGCTGTATATAGAGCCTAATTAAAATGAACCTCCAAATAACCTCTCGTGATAATCCTGCACTTGAGTATATCCCTTGTCACCTGCCATTTCAAAAATATTAGTAGCAGTTTCCATGTCACCTTCAGCTTTTGCAGTATCTAGCCTTTTTTTCATTCCAACAATCTCTGCACTAATTTTTTGTGATGGTGTCGGTTCTTTCTGCGTTTTATTATACGCATTCTTTACTTTAGGTGTTGAACCCTTGCCACTTGCTCTGTTGCCATCATCATCAGCATCTTGACCAATAGCCTCAAGCGATAGCATACTTACAATTCCGTAACGCCTTGCGTAAGTCACACATCCGCCTAAAGTCTGCATGTTTTCTTTGCCTTGTGGCATAACTAAACGCACACTACTTTCCATGCAATCTTTTACATCATGCGACATAAAAACTTTAGTATTTAATACATCATTGCCAAGTTCATTAATTGCTACACTTTGCACTATTACAATTCCTAATTCGTTTAATGTAGGCTGTATAGTTCTAAGCACATTGTTAATGTCAGCGTATTCAGAGTTAGCATAAAAAGAATTTTTACTATCTTTTACAACCTTTAACTCTGTTTCCTTAAATTTAAGTAAAGCTTCTCCAAGCGTTAACTTACTCATGATTTGCCACCCATTCCAATACTGTCAATTAGCTTATCTATCCAATCTTTTGGTTTAGAGTCTAAAAATTGCTCGGCATCGTTTTGCTTCTTGTCATGACCTTGTAGCTTATATTGTGCAACATAGCTTTTTCCACCATATCTGTTTTTTACTTTTATTGTGTAAGTTTCAATATCTAAACCCCTTCTTCTGAGTTCAAATATAACAGCACTCAATCTATAAACTCCACAATCTTCCATAGCTTGTTTACCTGTAATTGAGCCATGGTCTTTCAGCCATTTTTCAATAATTACTTTTTGATTAGTTATCATCTTAATACTCCTGCTTTAGTTAACATTTCAGTAAATTGGTTTAACACATTCTGCTTGTTGCCTTTTAAACCAAACTCCTTTTTTATAATCGTGTAACACGACCTACCTCTAGACATTTTCATGCCTTTAAGTTCAAGTTGTAACCCTTTTCTCAAGGTTAAATATCTGAATATGTGAATATCATCACCTGTTATTATCATTATTTATTCTCCTCAAAAAAACCTGCCCGACGCTCACGCTCTTCTTGGTACATAGCATCGTTTCTTATTTCAAGCATGTCTTTGGTTTGCATCTCAGTCCAGTTGGTTGGTTCATAGCAACCTGTGTTTTCGTTGAACACAATCTCACCATTTTCCTCCATCTCAATTACATCTCTGCTACCTTTCATGAGTATATCCACCTTGCAATATACGGTGCTTGATGAACAATGTAGGGTATCAATCCAATTAAAATGCCAATCACTAACCAAGTCCTACCCCTCAAAGGAATATCCGCTTTTTGGTAAGGTATCTTTGCGTAGTTTTGATAGCTTTGCTTTCGTGTGGCTAGACCTTTTCTCCAAAGCCAAACATTGAGAGAGTGTCTAATCTCAAATAATCTAAGTATAGTTTTTTTCATAATCAGCTTACCTCATTAAAAAATTCTTTCCAACATTCTGATGAACACCAATGCTTGTCGTGTCGAGTTGGTTCTTTTCCAAATCCGTAGCCTGTTTGACCTTTGCAATTCCAACAGTAAGTTGCAGGTTTGCTATCGTCAATTAACTCAGGTTTTATTTGTGTTAATTTTTGGTCTGTAATCATTGTTATCTCCGTTTTAGTCATATAAAGCAAAATGGCTTTATGTTTATAAATATACGCTCTTAGGTCGTAGTTGTCAAGTGTTTATTTACAATATTTAATAGGTGTTCTTGCGTTCCATATACCTCCTCCCACGGTCTCATGCCTAGATGGTGTATACCTTGACTGCCCCTGTGGTGTTCAACGCATAAAGGAATGGTGTTGCTATCGTCAGCCTTTTTACTAAGGCTTGAATATTTATATCCAATCAAGTGATGTATCTCAGGTGGTCGCATACAAACAACACAGCCAAATTCAACCAAAGCCTCAAAGCGTTGTTTTCGTTCTTTTTTATTAATAAAATGCCTCCACTTTTTTAACTATCTCTTCCAAATCTTTTAAAGAGTAAGTTGTGAGTATTTTGTCGAGTATCACATTAACGGTTGAGTTATATAGTTTTTTAAATTCCTCTTGATTCATATTAGCAAAAGATATTGACTTGGCTTCAATCCTGACCGAGCCATCAACTCTATAAACTGCATCATATCTACCTGACAATATAATCAGGTCTTTTCTAAATCTGTCAAAGGATTTTTCAGGAACAACCCCTTCCCATTTTGAATTTTGAAATGCAGAAGGCTCCCAATGGTCGTAGGCAAATTTTACAAGAGCAAACCATTTTTTATGGAACTCATAGTTTCTTGGTTTCTTAAAATCAGCAACTATAGTCTCTTTTAGTTTTAACTTGTCAACAAACTTTTCAGACTCTTCATCACCGTGTTCAGGCAATAAGACTCCAAACCTAGCACCTTCTTCATAGTATTTTTGTAGTTTTATTTTCATTCTTTTTCTCCTCTTTGGTTTTTTTTAAAATTTTGTTCCAATCAGGCTCTTTGTAAGTTTTCCAATATATTTCAACAAGCCTATCAAAAAAAGGTTTTTTTCTCATTTTTCTCTCATCCACATATTAGCTTCATGAATTGTCATACCTGCTTCTTGCATAAAATATTTTCTAGCCTCATATTGTATGTAGGCAGGAACATCTGTCCACCCAACTCCCTGTGGTGGATGTGCTTTAAAAAAATTCATCTTATCATCGTGGTCTGAGCCTTTCCATTGCTCCCACCAATTTATCTGTGCATCAATATTATGTGCCAACTTTTTTATCTCCTCATTATCTTGAGGAGCAAGTCCTCTCATAGTTTTAATTATTTGAGCAGGTAAAGGTGGATGAGCAAGACCCATATCGTAGTGCTGATTTAAAGCAATATCCCATGTGTTTTGTTGATGCACCGTTAACCTTGCCAGTTGTTCTGCAAAATCTTTAATTGTAGCTACCTTGTCAGATTTGCTTCTTATGAAATAACCATAGTTTCTCTCGCACCAAGATGCTATCTCTGTTGCAATCTGTATGCAATCCATTTGGTTATTGTCTATGTCGTTATTTGCGTACATTTTTCCTCTGCATTACTGCTTCATGTATGCTAGCATATGTGTCCGTTTTTTGGTCGCTGTTTGTTGTATTTCTTGACAGCCAATTGGTAACAAATCTCGGTGTGCCAACATGCGTTTTTCTTTTTGACGGATTAGATAAAAGCCATACTCTCATTTTTTTTAATTCACCGTCAAGGTCACAACTTGGAAATGTCTTTTTAATTTCATAATATAGGTCAGCGGTTAAAAAATAGTCATCTCCACTTTTCAAAGGTAAACCCACTCCATTAACATTACCATTTTCATTTACATTAACATTTACATTAGCTATTGCCTTGCCCTTCTTTTGCCCTTCGCTTTGCCCTTTGCTTTGCTCTCCCTTTGCCCATAACTCTTGTGTTGCTTTTCCACCTTTTTTTCCATTTAAAAATTTTCTGTGGTTTGCTTCTAACTGAGGCTTTATTAATTCAAACATAGCTTGGGGCAAGGGTTTAAGGTCTATCTCATTGTGATTGAGACCAAACTCAAATATTGCGTCATATAGCTGAAGTCTATCTTTTTTCTTAAGTGCTTGTATTCCGATATAAAAACTTCTATACACAATAAAGGAATTTTTTTCTGTCATTTTTTTTCTCCATTTTTGGTTTCATTGTACCAAATGGTACAGTTTTAGGTCTTAAGTTCGTACAGTAATGTTCATTGCAGGAACTAAAACATTGTTATCGGTTTCAATTTCACCACCAAAAGCGTGAGTGTTTGCATCGATTAATTTGTTATTTCTAACAACCATATTTAAAATTTGCATATAGATTTCTTTACAAGGATAACCTTGTTCATACTTTTGCCATTGCCTTAATCCGACCCCTACAATATTTGCACAGTCTTTCTGTCGCAATCCATTTGCAAGTCTAAAATCTTTTATTTCTTTACGGTAAAGAAATAAAAGA